ACATGGATAAGCTTGGCGCTCGTTATTCGACTGGCGGCTATAGTGACAAGCAGGCGATTGACCGAATTGACGTACCTAGTGTAAACTAACCACTATTCCCTTTGTTAGTTACTTTGCCTGCGCCTTCCTTCGCGGGCTTTTTTTTGCTATTCTGAAAGCTCCACAATTATTGAGTTTGTTTTATGCCAGGCGGTAGACCACCATTTGAGATCACGCAAGAAATTATAGACCGTTGCGAGGCTTATGCTGCGCAGGGCTTGACGTATGAGCAGATCGCGCGCTGTATTGGTTTGGCTGCCTCCACGATGATCGAAAAGCGTAAACAGTTTCCAGAATTGCAAGAAGCTATAAAAAGAGGTCAGGCTGCTGGTATCGATCAAGTATCAAACGCGCTATTTAATCGCGCAGTTGGTGGTGACAATACGGCCATGATTTTTTACCTAAAGAATCGTGACCCTGCGAATTGGCGCGACAATCCAGCGCCGAAAGAAGAACAGCAAGCCCCGCAAAAGATTGAGGTCACGCTAGTTGATCCAGATAAAGGCGACTAGACCGCAACTAGACTACCACAAGCTAGAATGTAAGCACCCCGCTTTCGTGGGCGGTTTTGGTACTGGTAAATCAGAAACGATGTGTAATCAGGCTATCATTGATGCGTCGCACAGCGCAGATGCTCTGGTGGGTATTTACGAGCCAACCTACGACCTAGTGAGGCTTATCGCTGCGCCGCGCCTAGAAGAGAAGCTTTATAAATTCGGCATTGCGTACAAGTACAACAAATCTGAAAATATCATATACACGAATACACCTGGCTTTGGTGACTTTATTCTTAGAACGCTTGATAATCCTTCGCGTATTGTTGGCTATGAAACGTACAGATCTCATATAGATGAACTTGACACACTCTCGGAAGATAAGGCGCGCGAGGCATGGATAAAAATAAAGGCGCGTAATCGACAAGCGCCCTCCAATATCGATAAACCTTTTAATCGCGTGAGTGTTTACACTACGCCAGAGGGGTTTAAATTCGTCTACAAGACATGGAAGAAAGACCCGCACGACGAATACCAGATGATTCAAGCGCCGACAATGAGCAACCCATATTTACCAGACGACTACGTGGATTCATTGCGTGCAGCGTACCCAGAGCAGCTAATTGAGGCTTATCTAAACGGCGAATTTGTAAACCTTACAAGCGGTACGGTCTACAATAATTACGACAGGAAACTAAACTACACAGCGCGCAGGCATGACGGCAAAGAGCCGGTTTATATTGGCATGGATTTCAACGTCGGCCAGATGGCGGCGGTAGTTCATGTTAAAGATAACGGGAAACCTCGCGCAGTAGATGAAATATGCAACGCTTACGACACGCCCGAAATGATCAGGATTATACAGGATAGATACAGAGATGTGTCTGTTATGGTCTACCCTGATGCGTCAGGCGGCTCGCGAAAATCGGTTGATGCATCCAAGACAGATCTGGCCTTACTGTCACAGGCGGGCTTTTCTGTTATGGCTAAAGGTAAAAATCCGTTTGTCAAGGATCGCGTGCTAGCAATGAATGTAGCTTTTTGCAATAATGACGGCTACAGGAATTATCTGGTAAACGCGGATATGTGCCCGAATTACGCCGACTGCTTAGAGCAGCAGGTATGGTCTGAAAATGGCGAGCCGGACAAAAAGGCTGGTAACGATCACATGAACGACGGCGGCGGCTATTTTATTGCGTACGAGTACCCAGTTAATAAACCAATCCACAATATTGATGTTGAGTTTCCAATATGAGCGCAGGCGTAAAAACGACGCACCCAGAGTATGATGATAACCTGCCTAAGTGGCAAAAGGTTGATAATTTGGTTGATGCTAACGTGACGCAATACCTGCGCAATGTCGGCAAGTCTGAGAAGGACGCAGCCAGGCAGATCGAGCGCCAGAAAGAATATGAAGACGGCGCAGTACTGGACAACTTTACGCTAAAGACGCTAACCGGCTTGACTGGATCTGCTTTTTTAAAGCCTGTCACTGTTGATCTGCAATCGAACCTTGAGTATTTGGCCGAAGATGTTGACGGCGTGGGCACAACGATTGAGCAGCAAGCAAAAGAAGCTGTAGATCAAGATTTAAGGAAGGGTCGCTTCGGCTTGCTGGCGGATATGCCTGAGACAGAAGGAGACACCACGCTTGCAAGCATGGAGAACGGGTCAACAGTTCCGCGAATCACGCGCTACCATGCGGAGAACGTGATTAACTGGAATTACCGCCTGCAGGGCTCGGCGCAAAAGCTTGATTTAGTTGTGCTGACTGAAGAGGTTAACAACGGCGCTGATAAGTTTAGCCGTGATACGGAATTGCAGTACAGAGTATTAGCGCTAGACGAGGGCGGCTTTTATTATCAACAGGTGTACGACGCAGAGCTGGAAGTAACAGACCCCATATACCCACGCCAAAACGGCGCGCTTATGTCTGAGATTCCATTTTTCTTTATCGGCGTATCAGATAATACAGCGACGGTTGACGCTAGCCCCATCTACCCTATCGCTGAGTTAAATATTGGACACTACCGTAACAGCGCAGACACAGAAGAAAACAGTTTTGTAGCATCACAGGCAATGCTGATACTGGCACTATCTGAGCACATTAACGGCGAACAATGGCGAAAAGAAAACCCCGACGGCGTACGCATCGGCTCGCGCCGTGGCTTGAATGTCGGCCCTGGTGGTAGTGGGTCATTTATCCAGGCGGCGGAGTCTGATAAAGCACAAAAGTTGATGGAGATGAAGAAGAAGCAAGCAGTAGAGCTTGGCGCGCAAATCATCCAGCCAGGTGCGCAGATCACTGCAGAAACAGCAAGGATTCAGCAGAGCGTCAACCATAGCACGCTATCGAGCATCGCTAAGAACGTAACAGCCGCTTACCGTGAGGCGCTTACTGTGTGTGCGGGTTTTCTTGGTAGTGATTACGATTCGAGCTTTAAGCTTAATCAAGATTTCTACATGTCTACGCTAACAGCTCAAGACCGCGCGCAATGGGTAGCAGAGATTCAGCAGGGTATCACGCCTAGATCGCTTTACTACATCAAGCTACGCGAGGCGGGGGAATTCCCTGACGACTGGACAGACGAGCAGATAGCCTCAGAGCTTGAGACACAAGGGCTTCTATAGTGCCTGATGAAATCATATCGCATCAAATCCTAGTCAATAGGTTTGGCGCTAAAGTGGGCCGTGATGCTGTGCCGGTGCTGCGCAAGCTTCGCGACCAAATCACTGCACGTGTATTGCTTGAAGGCGACACGATCAAGACTAAACGACAGTTGACCGCTATCTTGCGTGACGTGAATCAATCTCTTGAGTTGGCGCTTGGCACCTACACAAAAGAGGTGCGCGACGAGTTAGGCGAGTTTCTAGCAGAAGAAATCGACTTCAATGCAGGCACGCTAGCAAGTCCACAGCTACCGCCAAAGAAGACTATTTTCCGTGATGTGCTCAACACGCCGATGAACCTTGACGGTCAATCTGTCACGCTTGCGCAAGCTGAGAAGCAACTAACGGACAGCACAAAGCAGAAGATTAACGGCTATATCTCAAACGGCTATTACCAGGGGCAGCCCACGCGCGAGATTGCGGCTAACATGCGCCAAGCGCTCAATACCACTAAGGCGAACACAGAAGCGGTGGCGCGCACGGCTGTTAACCATCTTGCCAACGAATCACGGAACGCCATCTACCAAGCCAATGATGATTTGGTGCAAGGCTATGTGATCGTAGCAACATTGGATGTTAGAACGTCTGACATTTGCAAAGATTTCGACGGTCGGCAAGTGTTATATTCTGACAGTTACCAGCCTATGCCGCCATTCCACTACAACTGCAGAACGACGACTCAGCCTTGGTTTGTAGACGAAGACCCGCCCACGGATGAGACTTACTATAGCTGGCTGAAGCGTCAACCAACCGACGTACAAAACGAGGCGCTTGGCTCAAAGAAAGCAGCGGAGTTTAGGGCGGGCAATCTTAAGGGCGATGACCTAAAAGGCGCGGCGGCCAATCGATTAAATCAGCCTCTATCACTGGATAAGCTGAAAAAGAAACGTCGAAACATTGACGATATTTAGCAACGGTTTCGCTTTTGTCAAAAATGCGTTACCATACTTAAAAACCATGTCGGCAGAGCTGACAACATTTTGACTCAGGGGGTCAAATGAACCTAGAAGACTTAAAAAGCCAAGAAGATTTAGACAGCGCACTAAAAGCGGCGGTATCTGAAGCACTGGAAACCGAGACGGCAGGATTAAAATCTAAAGTTGAGGAGCTTCTCAGTGAGAAGAAAACCGAGGCAACAAAGCGCAAAGAGGCAGAAGAGGCAGCGAAGAGTAAAGACCTTGAAGCAGCCAAAGCGGCCGGAAAGATAGAGGAAGTCGAAAAGGCTTTATCTGAAAAGTACGGCGGCGAGATCGAAAAGCTAAAAGCAGATCTAGCAGGGCGAGACAGCGAGATCTTAACAGGCAAGAAAGAAACGGTTTTAGAGTCACTAGCGGGAAAGTTTACATCTCCCGAGACAGCACGCTTAATGCTGGCGAACATGGTTGAAACGGTACGCAGCGAAGACGGTATCGTAAACAATTTTAAGGGGCTTGATGGGACAGTAGTCACTACTGATACGGCGAAATTTGCAGAGTATCTATCAAGTCAAGATAGTTTTAAGCCCTTGCTAAAGGGCGTAGATTCTTCCGGCGGCGGGGCTACTGGAAGCAAAGGAAACGCGAGCGGGGCTAGTGGTTCTGGTGAAACGGTTAAGGAGCGTCTACAGGCGAGACTTAAAGAATCAGGTTTAACTAAATAGAGTAATTAATTATGTCTTTATCAGATATGAAGGTCTATCAGACCGAAATTGAAACAACCGCCCTGGAATTAGTTGGTCAAAAGATTGACTCTTTCAACGCGGCTTCAGGTGGCACAGTTGTTCTAAATGCAGATGCATGGAAAGGCGACTATTCCACACAATCATTTTACAATCAGTTGGTTGGCGCACGTCGTCGCGTTGATCGTTACGCGGCAAACGGTGCTCAAGCATCTACGGCGTTAACGCAAGGTGAGATGTCAGGTGTTAAGGTTGCAGGCGGCTTTGGCCCAGTATTGTTTGAACCTGCACAGATGACATGGCTACAGAAGTCTCCAGAGGAGGCCATCATGGTTATCGCTGAAGGCTTTGCAGATGCATTGCTTCAGGATCAGCTTAACTCTGCTATTGCGGCAGGTGTTGCGGCGGTTGAGAACCAGGCAGCATTGACTAATGATGTATCTGCATCGGCTGCGATGACTTACACTGCTATTAATGGGTCGCACGCTAAATTCGGTGATATGTCCGGCTTGCTGCTTGCTGATGTCATGACTGGCGCGGCTTACCATAAGTTGGTTGACTTTAACCTAGCCAACTCGAATCAATTGTTCGTAGCGGGTAATGTTCAGGTTGTCAATATTCTCGGCAAGGTTGCGGTTATCTCTGATATCCCATCGTTGTATGAGGCGGGTACGCCTAACAAGTCTAAGGTGCTTTCTGTTACGGCTAGCGGTATTGTCGTCGATAACTCAACCGATATTGTTACCAACATGGAAACAACTAACGGTAAAGATCGTATCGAAACAACATGGCAAGCAGATTATACGTTTGGCTTGAAGTTGAAAGGCTATAGCTGGGATATTACTAACGGCGGCAAGTCACCAACTGATGCGGAAATTGCAACGGGCACCAACTGGGATAAAGCTGTAACCGAAGACAAGCACACGCTTGGCACGATTGCCATCGCTGACGCTGATCTATAAAGGGGTGATGCATGACTGTTAAATACGTTGTGCACCCTGTCTCTTCTGATGAGAAACGCGCCTTTGATTGTAAGGTCATAGATGCGCGTTTTGCTCCAAAGGGGGTAGAGATATTCAAGGCAGACGGGCAGAGCTTAACGGCAAAGCCCAAAGCCAAGAAGCCAAAGAAAGCCCCTTCATAGGGGCTTTTTCTTTTCTATGTAACCTATCTTTGTTAGTATAAGTTTTAAGCAACAAAAGCCGCTTATGCGCAAGGGTGAGGTCATGACACAGCCGAATGAATCAAGAAATAAACTGTTAGAGGAGTTGGTTGCTAACACTGCTATAGGCTCAAACTTTCTGCTTGATGTATCTAAGGGCAACGTGCCTGGCCACTCAATGATAACGGTCATTGGCTCAACTCCAAACCTAGGCGAAGTAGATACTCAGACCGTTTGGGATATGGCTAATTCGTACACGTACTTAACAGAAGATACGCAACTATATATCTCATCGTCTAGCACTTCAGATACCGCAGTAACTGTTGTCGTCACTGGCAAAAACGATCTGCACGAGCCGGTGACTGCTGTTGTAGTTACTAATGGTCAGGCTCAGGTGGCGCTAAACACGCTCATGTTCAGGGTAGAGGTCGCAACAGTTGTCGGCCCTAACTCGCCGCTAGGTGATCTCTATATAGCTGAGGCTGATACGCTAACGGGCGGCGTCCCTGTTGATTCGACCAAGATCAAAACGAAAATACCGTTAAGCGGAATAGATGTAGGTACGCCGTTTGCGAGTGATCATATATCACATAACGGTTTCGCAACAATTCCGGCAGGTCATACATGGTACGCTTTGAGCGTGCAGGCTTATGTCGAGAAGAATATAGATGTCACGTTTAGTGGTAGATTTCGGCCTATTGGCGGCCAATGGATTAATCGAAGCCCCTCGCCGCTATATCAAAATAACGCTTATCAGCCGTTTAATCAGTATTTGGCATTGCCAGAAAAGGCAGATTTCGAGGCTAGAGCGATTGCTGGCGTGGGTTCCGGCGGTTCAAACTTTCAATTCCAGTTTCAGTTTTTGCAAGTAGAGAATGACATATGATCAGAATAGGCCGGAATATAAATTCAAATGACACTGCAAGCGTCACCA